CACAGCGGCGACACCGCATATAAAAACAGCGTGATCAGAAAAGGAGAGACTTATGGAATTTTTAAAAGATATTTTAGGAGAAGAACTTTATACCCAGATCGAAGGTAAGATCAATACGCATAATACCGGAATCAAAGATGAAAGCAAACGGGTGAAACTCGCTGACTTAAGTACCGGGAATTATGTTAGCAAGGAGAAGTATACCGGCGCTAAAACGGAAAGAGACGGGTATGAGACACAGCTGAAAACAGCAAACGCTACGATTGCCTCCTACAAGACTATGGATATTGAGGGTATCAAGCAGTCTGCGAAAGACTGGGAGACGAAGTATAACGATGACATCGGAAAACTGAATCAAACATTGCTTGATCAGCAAAAGGAGTTTAGCGCAAAAGACTTCATGAATGCGCAGGGATTCAAGTCGGAGCTGGCGAAAGAAGCAGCAGTATCCAAGCTGCTAAAGCAGGGATTGGACTTTAAGGACGGTACCTTTGCAGGTGCGGAGGACTTCATGAAGAAGCTAAAGGAGGCTGACCCGGATTCGTTCGCCACAGAGGAAAGCAAGCAGAAAACCTGGGTTAGGGGTACTCATAACACTCATAAACCAGCGACCGTAGACGATGAACAGGCCTACATGAAGCAGAAGTATGGCAGCAACAAATATTATAAAGGATAAAGGAGATTTAGATTATGGAATATGGCGGATATTATGTAGACGAGAAGTACAGCGCACTGGTAGAACCGAATTTGTATTATGATGCAATCTTCCAGCCTGGGCTTACTTACACGGATAAACATCAGGGAGATGCAAACAGCGGCCTGGTCAAGATTTACAAGCTCAATGGTGATGGAGTACAGGACCCGAAGCTACCGGCTTCCGACCTGGATCACACAGCGGCGGAAAACTCCCTGATTGACCTGCGGCTTAACAACACGCAGAACAAGTCAAAGAAAATCTATCAGGTGCAGGCGAATGCGGTACCTTACAGTATGGCGGAGGAGCACCTGTCCCAGGCCACGATTAACTGCAAGGAAGGCTGGCAGGCCTCCGGGCTGGCGTGCCTGGCAACCGAGGGGACAGAGACGGCTGATACCTCGGCTTTGACTAAGAGCAATATTAAAAAGTTGATTCTCGAAGCGAGGAAAACGGTCAGGAAAGGTAAAGCCGTGGCAAACATTGTCCTTGCGTCCGTAGATGCCTACACAACGATGCTGGAAGCTGCCGGTGACCAGTACACGCCGGTTGTCAATGACGCTATTATGCAGACCGGCCAGATTGGCAGATGGCTGGGAATGCTGTGGGTTGAGTGCAATATGCTTGATCTGCTGAATGCTGCCAAATATTATGATCATGCAGGAACGTTGAAGACCGTTGATCTTACCGGGATTGACTTCATCATGTATGACTATAACGCTTTTTCCATTGTTGATAACCTGGAGGCGATTCGCCTGAAAGATTCCGAGAACTTTATCGGGTCGCTGGCGCAGGTGGAGATCAACTCCGGATACCGTGTTACTACAAGCGAAAAAGTGGTCGTTAAGAAACACGCTTAATGAGACAGGGGGCATGTACGGATGATTTATGCGGATGAAAACTTTTACAAGGAAACATTCCTGTCTGGAAGAAAGCCGGTCATCCGTACCGGCTTTACCTATTATGCCAGAGAGGCAAGCAGGGTTATAGACCGGTATACCTTTGACCGGCTGGCCAGGGTCACGGAGGTGCCGGAGGATGTAGGGATGTGCTGCTGTGAGCTGGCGGAGCACTGCTTCCGGACGGAAAAGCAGAAGAAAGAAGCCGGTAAGACATCGGAGAAGGTCGGGACCTATTCCGTGACCTTTGCATCAGAGGCAGACATCAACCAGAACGATGCCAAAGAGAAGTACAACATCGTCATGAAATGGCTGTCCGGCACCGGACTATTATACAGGGGGATCTGATATGTTTACAAACACAGATATTACGCTGTATCTGTACAGCAAAGAAGGAAAAATGGAAACCTATACCCGGCTGCCCGTGGAAGATGTGTTCTGGGATGAGGTAGAGGGAGCGACGCTTTTAAAGACCGGCCAGAAGAACACAGCTTCTGTGTTGCTTGTCATACCGCTGGAAAGCCTGGACGAACCTATTACCTTTACTCCGGGAAAAGATCTGGTTGCAAAGGGACTGATTCCGGATGAGATTGACGGCACGGATCAGAAAACATTGGCGGAATCCCTGGCCAGCTTAAAAGCCAGGCACCAGTATCGGACTGTTATGACTGCCGATGCGAAGCTGTACGGCAGTGAATCCATGCATCATTATGAGCTGGCGTGTAAGTAGGAGGGAAAGGATGAACGAACTTTTTGTACCAAAAGAATTAGAAAGCATCGAAGTGGATGTAAAAAGTAAGACCTTTAAAATTAATGGGAAGGATTTTGGAGGGGGATGTTCAGGATTCACAATTACCTGTCGTCCCGATACATGGGAAGTAAGGATGGAGGTTGATACGACCGTGACCTTTTTGTCATTTGACAAGGAAGGGGCGCAGAAAACAAACCGCACCTACAAAACCGATACACCATGGTTTGGAAATGCGGCGATGCAGTTACATAAAGATTGATACAATATCGAATAGTGTAGCTACATCATTAAAAAACTCTTTAGGCTTATTTTCCATGTAAATTATTCCTGCATCGGTAAGCTTGTTATTGCCAAGAATGTCTTGCTTGAGCAAACCTTTTGACAATAGCTCATCAATAGCGGATTCTATATCTGGTCGCAACCAAGACGAAAAAGCAGGTAATGATTCGATTGACCCATCTGGGAACTTGAGAGAGTCGCTTTTTGTAAATCCGGCTTTTCTGCGCCGCCTATACTCGCAGTAAATAATCTTAAAAGCCTTTAGGGTGTCACTTGTTATCTGCATTAAATTCTCCCTTCATATGTATTCGGCATAGGTAGTGCCTGTAAATACAGTATAAAAGGAATGGGAGATTTTAACAAGTAAAAAGGAAGGAGATGCAGCATGTTTGATGTGAAACTGGATATCAGGCCAACAGCAGATCTTTTACGGAGCAGGGGACTACAGCCAGGCGGATCGGTGCAGAAGGTGATTGATTCGGAAACCATGCGGTACATGGGTGATTACATGCCAAGGCGGCAGGCGGGGGAGCTGGAACACAAGATGGTAACAGCAACAATCGTCGGTAGCGGAGAGGTTAAGATTGACGGTCCCTTTGCCCATTATCTGCATGAGGGAATTCTGTATGTGGATTCAGTAACCGGGAGCGCATGGTCCAGAAAGGATGATACTAAGGTACCAACCGGCAAGGAGTTGACCTATGCCGGGGCACCGATGCGTGGCAAGAAGTTCTTTGACCGGATGAAAACGGATCACAAAGAGGATATTTTAAAAGCTGCACAGGCGGCAGCGGATCGAGGAGGCACATAATGACAATTATTGATTACATGCGGCAGAAATTAACGGAATACCCAAAGATCGCGGAGTTTCTGGCCGGTGATGACATCCACATCGACTTCACGGATCCGGAACCGACCAACTACGGGTTAAGCAGCACCGGGGACAGCCTGATTAAAGAGGACCTGCTGGGGAACCAGACCAGGCAGCATAACTTTGCCCTGTACGCAGTGGGACAGTCGTTTAACGACTATACCCGATTGGCCAACAGCAATTTTTTGCTGGAATTAGGGTACTGGCTGGAGCAGCTGCCGGAGGAATCCGGGATTGAACCGAGAGGAACATTTAAGAAAGCATGGGCGGCCAATGCCATGGCGATGCAGCCCATGGGAGAAGCAGTATCAGACGGCGTACTGTACCAGATACAGATATACGCCCAGTACAAAGTAGAAAGTGAGGGTTTTTAAATGGGAGCATGGACTTATGAAAATGGTGACGCAAAAAGAAAAGACTTTGCAGTATTCTGGGTAAAAGACCAGGATGCGTCCATTATAAAGAGCAACCTGATGATTATCGGAAGAGGTGTGGAGGATATGGCAATCTCGGCCAATCCGGAGACATCGGAAAAAATGGACGTGCTGGGTAACAACAACTTCGACATTACCGGTTATAAAAAGTCGATGAGTGTTGACCCGGTAAAGATCAGCGGTGATGATGAGTACTCACAGCTGATTGATGAGCTGGACGAGGCAGACGCGACCTTAAGCGATCTGTACCAGACGTATTTATGTGTAAAGAAATACAAAAAGGACGACACCGGCAATTTCAGGGCCTGGACCCAGCAGGGGGTGATCGAGATGGGAGACTTTGCCGCCGGCCTGGAAGGTGTGTCCACTACCCACACAGTACACTATGTTGGTGAGCGGGTGTACGGCGTTGTCCATCCGACAACCCTGAAATTCACACCCGATGACATTACTTATGAGGAGGGTTAATTATGGCAAAGAATATCAGTTACGATGATGGATATATGTCGTTTACTTTAAACGGCGACAAGGACCGGGTTATCCGGTTCAATCCATCGGATCTGAATATCATAAAGCGGGCAACCGAAGCGGCCGCGGTGCTTGATGAGGCGGAGAAGAGCCTGACGGCAACGGTGAAACTAAATCCTGACGGTACCATCGCGGAAAGCGGGAACAGCGGGGAGGATATGAAGGCGGCGATCGATCTTCTGAACGGCTTTGAAACGGTCATGAGGGAGCAGCTGAATTATATCTTCAACTCTGATGTTTACGACATTGTATTTGCTGGCCAGTCCCCCCTAAGTACCGTGGGCAAGAATAAAATTCCCCTGTATGAATCCTTCCTCGATGGTGCCATGGCGGTAATGTCTGATGAGATTACGGAAAATAACAAAGCCAGCAAGGCGCGGACCGGTAAATATACAAAGGGCTATAAATAATGGCACTGGGGCGCTTACCGTCAGGCATTGAAGTCAACGGCGCGGAGTATCCAGTCAGAACGGACTATCGGGATATCCTGCAGATATTTGAGGCCTGTCAGGATCCGGAGCTGACAAACTCTGAAAAGCTGCAGGTGATGCTCACCATTTTTTATCAGGGTTTTGCCGAAATGCCGGCAGACGACTACAAAGAGGCCCTAAGGCAGGCACAGTGGTTCATTGATTGCGGCCGGGAGGACACCGGTGACAGGGAACAGCGGAAGCTGCTTGACTGGGAACAGGATGAACGGCTTATCTTCCCCGCGGTCAATAAGATTGCCGGGCAGGAGGTCCGTGCCCTGGAGTATCTCCACTGGTGGACGTTCATGGGGTACTTCATGGAAATTGAAGAGGGCATGCTCTCCACCGTCCTGGGGATCCGGCAGAAGAAAGCAAAAAGAAAACCGCTGGAAAAATGGGAGCGGGAATTTTACGCAAACAATAAAAGTATCTGTGACCTAAGGCAGCACATCACGGCCAGAGATCAAGAGGAATTGGATTTCTGGGAAGATTTATTAAAAGAGGATACCTGATGCGGGTGTCCTCTTTTGGCGGGGAGGTGAATGAAGCATGTATGATGGCAGCCTGAAATTTGACACAAGCATTAATCAGGATGGATTTGAAGAAGGTGTGGCAAGTTTAAAGGATGTAGCAGAGCGCCTGATTACATCCATCGAGACACTCGCAGGCAAGATTACTGAATCTTTCACCGCTGCCGGTAGTGCCGCAGCTTCTGCTGCCGCTGATGTGGACAGGATAACGGAATCTGCGGAAAATGCGAAGGATAAAGCTGGTCAGCTGGAGGAACAGATGGCAGCCATTGAGGTGACCGGCCTTGACCCGGAAAGCCCGGAGCCGGAGAGTTCCGAAGACATAAGCAGCGTCTACGAA